TGTTTTAGAAGATATTTTGGCAGATGTACCGAAAGATAAAATAGATGATAGAATTATTAATTTTAAGAAAAGTATGAAATTAATGAATATAGATAAGATAGCAACTCCAACTGGTGTAAAAGGACTTGGGAAGTATGCTAGAAAAGGAGAAGAAAACGGATCTATTCTCACAATCTTTAAGAAAGGAGCTCCAGTTCACGTCAAAGCAGCAGTCAGATATAATGATTTGTTAAAACATTACAAAAGAGATGATAAATATATGTTCATAAATAACGGAGATAAAATTCGGTGGTCATATATGAAGAATAATGAACTTGGAATTGAAGTGGTTGCTTATAGGGGGCATGAAGATCCACCAGAAATTATAAAGTTCATCAAAGAAAATATAGATTATAATAAAATTTATAAACAATCGTTAAAGAAAAAAATTGATATGTTCTATAAAAGTTTGAAATGGGGCGACCCAGTAGATAAACAGCAAACAATAGAAAGATTTTTTTGATTTTAGAAACCCCAACCAATATATATGTATATATGGTTATAATTAAGGAGAATGGTTATGGATAAAAATACATTTACAAGATTCATTGACAAATATCATTTGAGTGGAAATGTAAATTCAGTTGTATTGGAAATTAGTGATAATACATTGTCGACCAGATTTATAACAGGAGATAAATCTTTACTCGGCGAATTAACTTTGGAAAATTGGAATTTTGGTAACAGCGAATTTGGAGTATACAATACAGATCAATTGGTTAGGTTACTGGGAGTTCTCTCAGATAATATTACATTAGAACATAAAGAATCTGGAGATAAGGTAGTATCTTTAAAGGTGTCTGATGACAATGCTTCAGTTAATTTTATGTTATCTGATTTGTCTGTTATAAACAGACCACCCGATCTTAAAAAATTGCCTGAGTTTCAAGTTCAAATTAAAGTGGATTCAACTTTTATAAACAAGTTTATTGCAGGAAAGAATGCATTACCAGACACAGATTATTTTGCTGTTCTTACAGATGATGTTGGTGTAAAACTTGTGATTGGATATGCCGAAATTAATACAAATCATGTTACACTACCGGTTTCAACAGAGACTTATGATGTAATAGATACGATATTTTTTAATGCAGACCTTTTTAGAGAAGTTCTTTCAGCTAATAAGGAATGTGAGAGTGCAACTTTTGAAGTTAGTGACCAGGGACTATCTCGAATAAATTTCAAAGTCGATGATTATGATGTAACTTATTATTTGGTGGCGATTCAGGATCCAGTTTAATGTATTTAACATATTTCGATAAATTTAGAAATATGGAGCCTTACATTTATATTGATGAAGAAGAGTGGAATTATATAAAAAAGAATTTCGAGAGACACGACATACAAGATTCACTTGTAGAAATTTTGGCTGACTATGAACCACCGTATCAAGTAATATCTAAAAAACAGGCTTACAATGATTTCATGAAATTGAAAGCAACTCATTGGTATGATGTTACAATTGAAAGTGAGTGGTTTGCTAGGTCTGATTATAAATGGCCTCTTGGTAATAAGATAGTTAGGCGAATCAACACTGGAAATAGTGCGAGTAATTATTTTCAACAAGAAAATAGATGGTCTGTTGATGGTACAATTTCACCAGGACCTCTTAGAACTTGGAACAATCCGAAGTTTATGTATACATTGTTAGGTTCACTCTTTACATTGGAAGTAGAAAGAGTAAGTAGAGGAACTTTAAGGTCTTGTATTGCACTTCGTAAGTATATTTGTTCTCAATTCAAACCAAATGTTGCCAAGGCAATTTATGATTTTTATGAAGCAAGAAATATTCTTGATTTTAGTATGGGTTGGGGAGATAGGTTGGCTGGATTTTACGCATCTAATACTGGGAAGTATTATCTTGGTATTGACCCGAGAGAAGAGAACCATCCTATATACGAAGAACAGGCCGAGTTTTACAATAAACATTTAGGATTTTTTGAAGAACCTAAAAAGTCAGATTTTATGTGTGAACCAGCAGAGGATGTAGATTTGAGTAAATATGAAAGTTTCTTTGATTTAGTATTCACAAGTCCACCATATTTTAATGTTGAGAGATACAGTTATGATAAAACTCAGAGTTGGGTTAGGTATAAAGATATAGAAAGTTGGAATGAATTGTTTTTACATAAAGCATTAAAAAATATTTGGAAAACTTTGAAGCCAGGTGGATATTTATTAGTCAATATCAGTGATGTAAATGCAGCCAGTAAAGGTAGAAAAAAAGGATGGTTGTCTATTTGTGATCCAATGAATGATTTTTTAGATACATTTCCTGACAGTCAATATGACGATTGTATAGGTTATGAGATGGCAAAAAGACCCAATTGTATTGGAGTTGGGACTGCAAAAGTAACAGAAGTAGCCAATAGAAAACCCGAATATATATTGCCTGATAGAGCGGGGTTATTTGGAGAACCAACGTGGATTTGGAGAAAGAGGAATGACTGATAAATTATCCCATTATTTGTGGGTTGAAAAGTATCGACCTTCCACTTTAGATACTTATATTGGGAACGAGCATCTTAAGAGTAAGGTGTCTTTGTATCTTAAGAATGGTGACTTACCACATCTTTTGTTTTATGGAAAACCAGGTACAGGCAAAACCACTATTGCTAAAATACTTGTTAATCATATTGAATGTGATTCTATTTATATTAATGCGAGTGATGAAAATAATGTAGATACAATCAGAAATAAAGTAAAGATGTTTGCGTCAACACTTGGGTTTAAAGAATTGAAGATTGTAATTCTTGATGAGTGTGATTATATAACTCCTAATGCACAAGCTGCACTAAGGAACTTAATGGAAACATTTAGTAGACACTGTAGGTTCATTTTAACTTGTAATTTTGTTGAGAGAATTATTGATCCCATTCAGAGTAGGTGTCAGTTGTTTCAGACAACACCACCATCTAAACCAGATGTTGCGAAAAGATTGGTAGAAATTCTGGGAGAAGAAAGTGTAGGATATGAACTTGAGGATTTGAAATTGGTGATTGATTCAGGTTATCCAGATATTCGTAGAGTAATTAATTCTGCTCAACGACAGGTAGTAGATGGAGTTGTTAAGATAGATAAAGAGAGTTTGTTAGAGAGGGATTATAAATTAAAAGTACTTGAAATATTAAAGACACAAGATAAGAAGAACGCTTTTAGAAATACAAGACAATTGTTAGCAGACAATCAAGTTAAAGATTTTGCAGATTTATTTAGGTTGTTATATGATAAGGTAGATGAATATGGTAAGGGTCATGTAGCAGAATGTATTTTAATAATTGCCAGGTATGAATTATCAGATGCACAAGTTGTGGATAAAGAGATTAATGCTATGGCTATGATTATAGAACTATTAGGAGCAATAAAATGAAAGAATATTGGGGAGAAAAAAATCCGGCACCAAAGAAAAATGTAAAACCAGGTGAAGAAAAACATATTTCAGTTTATGAAAATAAAATATATTATTATTCTGGAGTGAATAGAGAAACGGTAGTTGAATTAAATCACAAACTTAGTGAATTAGAAGCAAAACATCTTACAGTATCTAATGTATTAGAAATTGATCCACCACCAATTAGATTATTTATAAATTCAGGTGGAGGTTCAATCATTGCTGGTATTGCATCTATGGATACAATTTCAAGATGTAATGTTCCTGTATACACTTTTGTAGATGGATTTTGTGCAAGTGCAGCTACATTTCTTTCAGTAGTAGGCAAGAAAAGATTTATGAGTAAAAATTCATATATGTTAATTCATCAATTATCTTCACAATTGTGGGGAAAGTATTCTGAAATAGAGGATGAGAAAAAGAATTTAGATTTGATGATGAAAACTATTAGAACTGTATATACAGAACATACTAAAGTTCCAACAGAAGAATTAGATGAAATATTGAAACATGATTTACTTTGGGATGCCAAAAAGTGTCTTGAATATGGATTAGTAGATGAAATTATATAGAGGAATGCAATGAGTAATTATCAAACAGTAAAAAATGAATTTGAACGGTTATTTGAAGTATATAGTATACCGAAACCTAAAACAATACGAGAAGCATTACCAACAGACCCTTGTGATGTAACAGATCCACCAGGTGAAGTTAGAATAAATGATCTAGACTGTGATGATGTTTATCAAGCCCGACATTTATTCGGGCATTATTTAGCTGATTTACATGCAATAGATGATGAGAAGTCAGATTTGGTTGCGGATACCATTGCTGATATGATTAAATAATTTAAGAGATGAGGTAATAAAATAATGCAGAAATTAACACAATCATCAAACTCTGAAGTTAATGTAGATATATCTAAGGCAGAGACTTTGGAATGTAAAAAGTGCAATAACAATGTATTTCTTCTTACATATATTATTAAGAGAATATCGCCAATAATGTCACCGACAGGACAAGAAGCTGTAGTTCCAGTTCAAGTTTATTCTTGTGGTAGTTGTGGAGAAATTATGGAGATATATAAAAATCTAGTGGAGACTGAGGATGCCGATTTATGAGTATGTTTGTCCTAATTGTGGACACGAAGAAGAAGTTTTACAGAAAGTAGATGATAAGGCTCCAGACTGCCCTGATTGTGTAGAGTTAAAAAGTTTACCATTTTATAGTATTGAAAGAGTGGTAACTGAAATGAGAAGGAAAATTTCAAAACCCGCAGTTATATTTAAAGGAACAGGATTTTATGAAACCGATTACAAGAAAAAACCAGAACCGAAGGAAGATAAACCAAAAAAAGAAGATAAAAAGCAAGAATCTGTTTCATCACCTAAAAAATCTGACGGAGATTCAGAATAAAAATTATTGGGAATTTCTAACAGAAGGAGATAAGAAAACTTGGTCAAATTATATGATAAATCGTTTCTTATCTATGAAGGTGGAATGGGTAGATTTTGTAAATGAAATTCAGAAATATCCAATATCACCAAAAGATTTATATAGATTGTATATTGATATTTTACCAAAAGGGAAGCAGTGGCTTCGTTATGTTAAAGGGAGAAAAGAGATGGAATATCCACAGTGGTTGCTTGAATTAGTTTCAAAACATTTTAGCGTCAGTAATTTAGAATCAGAAGAATATGTTGATAGATATTATATGACCGAACAGGGAAAGGCTGAGTTATATTCTCTTCTTGAAAGTTATGGAACTGATCCAAGACAAATTGAAACTTTACATTTGAGATGAAACAAGTTGATTATGAAGTTCTATCTAAATTTACAGAGTATGATAAAGAAGATTTAGAATTTTATAAGGTTACAAATAATATAAATACTATAAATATAGATTATGGTGTTGAAGTAATCTTTGATTATTATCGAAGGCATGGATTCCCACATTACAGTATAACAGAACAAGAAAAGCATCAACACATGAAGAAACTTAGGAAGTTTGATGTTAATACTATTTTTATAGATAATCAAATTATTCAGACTATGCACTGTTTAAGATTAGCTTGGTCATATTTTCCATTTTTTTGGGAAATTAGATGTGGTGACGCAATGAAATCACCAATGGAAACTTTTAATGATGATGATAAATTTAAATCTACAATTAGGAAGGCCTGGAAGTGGCAAATGAAACATGGTAATGATGAAGAGGAAGAAGTGGAAAGAAATATATTTCGTGAAAATAGGTTACGACAATCACTTAAAATATATACAGGCACTCAATCAGTATCTAATTTTAGACCAACAGCAGCCAAACTAATATATGAGAAGTATGGTGGTGGTGGAGTTATAAGAGATATGTCAAGTGGTTGGGGCGGACGGTTATTGGGGTTTTTAGCATCATCAAATACTAAACATTATATTGGAACTGAACCTGCCACGAGGACATATAATGGGTTATTAGAAATGAAAAAAGATTTTACATATCTAAATAAGAAAGTTGATATTTATATGAAAGGAAGTGAAGATTTTGTTTCTGAAAAAGAATCACTCGATTTATGTTTTACTTCACCACCTTATTTCGATACGGAAAAGTATTCCGATGAGCTCACACAAAGTTATATTAAGTATCCATCAGAAGATAAGTGGGAGAATGGATTTTTAAGAAAGACTATAGAGAATTGTTATTATGGATTAAAAAAAGGTGGTTATATGTTATATAATATCGCAAATACACCTAAGTATAAATTTATAGAAGATGCAACTGTTAAAATTTCTAAAGAATTAGGATTTAAACAAGAAGAAACTCTCCAATTAACTTTATCTTCAGTTATGGGAGCTGGATATAAATATGAGCCAATTTTTGTTTTTAAAAAGGAGTAAATAGTGAAAGTTATAAAAGAAAGTAGTAAGAAGAAATCTTATCCGAAAAAGAAAGTCAAAAAGGAAAATTTAAGTCCAGCAGAACATTTGGAATTACATTATCCAATAATGACTCGTGAGTTTAAGAGATTACAACAGGAGGATTACGACTTGTTTTGTAAAAAACAATATGATTACGGTCCTTCAAATATTGCAATGGGTACTACATTAGAAAATGAAGAAGATGTTAAATTGTCTACAACTGGGTTGGTAGTACGAATAAATGATAAGGTTAATAGATTAATAAATTTAACTGTGAAGTCAGATAGAGAAGGAGTTACGGAATCTGTGAAGGATTCATTTCAAGATTTAACAAATTATAGTATTATGGCAAGAGTAGTTAGAAACGGAAAATGGGGAAAGTAATATCATATAGCCAATTTTCACAATGGGCTGCATGTCCTTATCGATGGAAACTGAATTACATAGATGAGCGCAGGGAGTTTGCTGGAAATATACATACTTTATTTGGAACAAGTATGCATGAAGTATTACAGAAATATCTTACTGTTATGTATACAGAAACTGCAAAGAAAGCAGACAGTTTAAATTTAGAGTCTATGTTAGAAGATAGAATGAAGGTGAATTTTTTGAAAATTAAAGAGGAGTCTGGAGAAGAATGTTGTAATAGACAAGATATGGCAGAATTTTATTCAGATGGAATATCCTTTTTAAAATGGTTTGTTAGCCGTAGGGGGCAGTATTTTCAAAAAAGGGGTTATGAATTACTTGGAACAGAAATAGCTATTAATTATGATTTGCCTGGAAATATAAGATTTAGAGGGTTTATAGATTTAATTTTATTTGATTCAACTGAAAGTAGATTGAAAATTTATGATATAAAAACTTCTACTATGGGGTGGAATAAATATATAAAAAAAGATAGGAACAAAACAGATCAATTATTATTATACAAACAGTTTTATTCAAAACAATTTGATTTTCCTATTAATAGAATTGATGTGGAGTTTTTTATAGTAAAGAGAAAATTATATGAGAATGTATCTTTTCCACAAAAAAGAGTTCAACAATTTTCACCAGCAAGTGGAACTCCAAGTTTAAATAAGGTATCATTGAGATTAAGTGAATTTATTAAAGAGTGTTTTACTGACGATGGACAATATAATATGGAACATATTTATAGAAAAGAAGCATCTAAGAAAAATTGTAGGTTTTGTGAGTTTAGAGAAATGCCAGAGTTATGTGATGCGAATTATAATAGGAGATAGTTATGTATCGAAACTTCAATAGTCACGTGAAATTATCTGTCAGATTGAAATTATCAGATTTTATTGGAACTGAAAAAGAAGAAGACGTTATGAATAAGATAAGTTCAATTTGGGACGATTTACATTTTCCATTTATGTTATACCTGTGGTATGAAGAAGACAAAGATATTTCACACGATATTTTGAAAAAATTTATAAAGAAGTGGGAAGGGAGTTTACATTATAAAACAAAGATTAAACCAGCCAATACTCAAACGTATAATGAATTTACGTGGTTTAATATTGTAAATTCTTGGGATGCCGATCCAAAACACAATTTTAGATTTCAGTATATCTATGCTGAAAATGATGTAGATGATTTGTTGAACGGCTTGGAAGAATTTTATAAAGCTGCTAAATTTTCAATATCACCGAAACCATCCAAAAAAGTTCAGAAGAGGAATGATTATGAAGAAAGTCGGCATAGTAGGCAGTAGAAAATATACTAATAAAAGAAAGATAAAGGATTTCATCTTCGACTTAAAGGAAAAGTTTGGAGACGAGGTAGAAGTTGTGAGTGGTGGTCAACCATTAGGAGCAGATGGTTACGCTAAGAAGTTTGCACTTGAATTTGGAGTTACATATAGAGAATTTCCACCAGCTCATTATTCTTATAATATGCATTGTGTATTGAACGAGAAAAATTATGGAAAACGGTATTATGTAAGTAATTTTTTTACAAGAAACAAACAGATAGCAGAATATAGTGATGTTATTGTTGCATTCATTCCAACGGGAGAGGAATCTAGGGGAACTATGAATACAGTTGGACATGCTAAGCGAATGAATAAAAAAGTTGTAATAATGGATTAAATAGATATATATGTATATATCGGAGACTTAAAATATGGATATTACTAAGCTAACTACGGTTAAGGTTTTAGAAGAGTTATATAAGAACTTTAAATCTGTTGGGCTAACATATGAATTTACTCTCCAAAAACTTGTCAATAGAACTATGGATTTATATGTTAAAGACAAAGAGTATAGAGAGAAAATTCACGAATATGATAATTTGACAGCTAGTGGCAGTAGGTTTTAATTGAAATGGATGGAGCTATGAAGAATACTGGAAGTATGACAAACAATAAAAATGTTGAGAGATTATTAAATAATATACTTAGAGTATTGATTAGAATTGAAAAACATCTACTCAAGGATGAACCTAAAAAAGAAGATACTAAACAGTTATTAATTGATTAAATAAAGAGGTTTTTATGGCAAAACGGAAAATTTTGTTGATGTCAGATGATTTAAGAATGTCATCTGGAGTTGGAACAGTTTCACGAGAGGTTGTATTTGGAACATTAGATCATTACGATTGGTTTCAGGTCGGTGGGGCTATAAATCATCCAGAAGAAGGCAAGCTTGTTGATTTAAGTGAAGAACTCCAAAAAGACACAGGAATAAAAGATGCTTATTTGAAGATATTTCCTGTTAGTGGTTATGGCAATCAAGAACTTGCACGAGATATAATTGCGGAAGAAAAACCAGATGCAATTCTACATTACACCGACCCAAGATTTTGGGGTTGGTTGTATCAAATGGAACATGAAATTAGGCAGCAGATGCCTATTTTTTATTATAATGTATGGGATGATTTACCGTATCCAAGATATAATGAATTCTTTTATGAGTCATGTGATTTGATTATGAATTTATCTAAACAAACTTGGAACATAGTTAATAATTGTGCAGTAAAGAAACCAAGAACAGATTGGGATTGTACTTATATTCCACACGGAATAAATGATACCCAGTTTTACAAAATTTCAGAGTTACACGATGAGTGGGATGAGTTTGAAAATTTTAGAAATAATGCACTTAAGGATATGGATATAAATTTTATTGTTTTGTGGAATAGTAGAAATATTCGTAGAAAAGTACCAGGTGATGTAGTATTAGCTTATAAAACATTTTGTGATATGTTACCAAAAGAAGATGCAGACAAATGTGCATTAGTTATGCACACTCAGCCTGTTGATGAAAATGGAACTGATTTACCTGCAGTTGTTTCTGCTGTGTGTCCTGATTATAAAGTTTTCTTTTCGGAAGATAAGTTGGACAATAAACATATGAATTTTCTTTATAATATGGCAGATGTTACTATGTTAATTTCATCTAATGAAGGATTTGGATTAAGTCCTGCAGAATCTCATATGGCAGAAACTCCAACTATATTGAATGTTACAGGTGGACCACAAGACCAATGTGGTTTTAGATTGAAAGGTGAATTGTTATTAGAGAAACATTATAGTGAAATCCATTCTTTACACGATGATAGAAAGTGGAAGAATAATCCAGATTTAACTCACGGAGATTGGGTAAAGCCAGTTTGGCCTTCAAATAGATCTCTTGTAGGTTCAGTTCCAACACCATACATTTTTGATGACAGGTGTAGATTTGATGATGTAGCGGATAGACTTAAAGAATGGTATGATACATCAATAGAAGAAAGAGAACGGTGTGGAGCACTTGCAAGAGAATTTGTAATGGATCCAAAAGTCGGACAATCAGTTGGAGAAATGTGTAGGAGATTTAAAGCTGATATGGACAGAGTATTTGATAAATGGAAGCCGAGAAAAAGGTTTACCTTATTTGGAACACAGGAGATAATATGAGTGATAAACCGTTAGTTTTAGTTACAGCACCAGTTGCTACGAGAAGTGGTTATGGTTCACACAGTAGAGATATTGTTCGTTCATTAATTGCAATGGATAAGTATGATATAAAGATTTTCCCGGTCAGGTGGGGAGCTACACCGATGAATGCTTTGAACAAAAAGGATCCTAATGATAAAGTTATTATTGATAGATTATTAGAGAATCCTAATTTACCTAAACAACCTGACATTCATATTCACATTGTAATTCCAAATGAATTCGGTCCAATAGGAAAATACAATATCGGAATTACAGCTGGAATAGAAACTAATATATGTATTCCGCAGTGGATTGAAGGTATGAATAGAATGGATTTAGTTATAGTTCCATCTAAGTTTACTAAAGAAGTTTTGGAATCAACATCGTATGAACAACGAGATAAAGAAACAAATCAAAAAGTTGGAGATTTAACTTGTCAAAAGCCCATTGAAGTTTTGTTTGAAGGAACAGATACTAATATTTATAAAAAGACTGATGAATTTTCTAAGGAGTTGGTTACTGAGTTGGATAAAATACCAGAGGATTTTGTGTTTTTATATGTTGGACATTGGTTAAATGGAACATTAGGACAAGATAGAAAAGATGTTGGTATGTTGATAAAGACGTTCTTGGAAACATTTAAGAATAAATCAAAACAACCAGCACTATTACTAAAGACAAGTGGGGCCAGTTTTTCAGTTTTGGATAGAGAAGATATTTTGAATAAAATAGAACAAATCAAAGTTACAGTTAAGGGTGATTTACCTAGTATTTATCTTTTACACGGCGATTTAACTGATGAAGAAATGAATGGATTATATAACCACCCTAAAGTTAAAGTTCATACTTCATTTACAAAGGGAGAAGGATTTGGGAGGCCATTGTTGGAAGCAACTTTAAGTGAAAAACCAGTAATGGCGTCTAATTGGAGTGGACATTTAGATTTTCTATCAAAGGATTTGGCTATTCTTTTACCAGGTGAGTTGACTGAGGTTCATAAATCAGCACTTAATGAAGATTTTATGGTAGAAAAGTCGAAATGGTTTAGTGTTAATTATCCATATGCATCTAAAATATTATTTGAAGTTTATAAGAATTATAAGAAATACAGACTTAACGCAAAGAAACTAGCTGTTGCGAATAGAGGTAACTTTTCATTAAAGGCTATGACTAAAAAATTTGAGAAAATCTTGAATGATTATGTTCCAGAGTTTCCGAAGGAAGTGAAGCTTAATCTTCCCAAGTTAAAGAAGACAGGGAAAACAACAAGTGGAATTAAACTACCAAAATTAAAAAGAGTGTAGTTATGAAAGAATCATTAAAGAAAAAGTTAATATCTATTTTCGATTGGGATAGAAATAAAAAAATAGATTGGTATGAAATACTCTTTCCAATACCAGATATAAATAGAAATAAAAAAGTTGATTGGTGGGAAGCTTTGTCAGCTATAATAGTACTAATAGTATTTTATGGGTCAATACTATGTGGATTACTGGTGGTACAGAATATAATAAGATAAGGATTAGATATGGAAATTAAAATTAGTTGTCCTGTTTGTAATATGCACACAGCGTTTCAAACTACAGAACAAAATATAGAAAGTTATTTATGTTTCACGTGTGGTTATACTTCTAATTCTCTTTTTACAGAAGAGTCTGAAAAGTTAGCAGCACTATTAAAAACTACATCTGAATTGATTAAGGATTTAAAAGTATTTGATACTGTACGAGAAATATATTGGTTTCCTTCTGTAATCAATATGGGCAAACTTGGAATAATTTATCCAGAAGGGACACTTGAAGATTGGAAGTGGAAGTATGCTAGAGTAGTTGATGTTGGTAAAGATGAAGAGATGAAATATCGTATTCCAGACAAACCAGGAGAATATTATGAAACCAAACTTGATGTTGATAATGCTGAAATATTTGGACGATTAGAGTTTCTTCAGGCGTGTAAAGCAATGGGAATAGCGAGAGAAGTTGGTGGTGAGGATAGTGCTTTAAATGACTTTCTAAGATCAAATACACAAGTTAAAATGGAGAAGAACTAGTGGCAAAATTGGCTACAACTTGGAACAAAATTCAGGCGGGTGATGTTATTTCTTTTAGGTATCAACCAACTGATAAATCCAAACCACTGAGAACTCATACCGTTCTAGTACTAAATCCAAAATTTCCAAAGGCTTTAAAAGATGGAACTAAAAAATTCTATATAAATACTCTTAAATTAGAAGAATCTAATAGAAGTATTTTTACGAATAAAAACCAAGCTTGGCAGTTGTTAAAAGAATTGGGGTGGATCTCTATAAGGTCTTTAAAAAATGAAATTTATTCAGTAGAAATTAATCCAACTTTTATTGGAACATATGGAGCAAAAGAAAAATTGTATAAAATGTTGCAACGAACTCCAGTTGGAAAAAAAGCAGAATATAGAACTTATTTATGGGAAGTAGCAAAAAAGAACTCTTGTTTTTATGAACCAATAAAACTTCCAAAAGATAAAATAATGATGTTAGAAAATCAACGACATGAAAAATTAACAGGAAATAAATTATGGAAAAATGTTGGTTCTGGAGATCCTGAAATAGGTTTAAATGAATGAAAATTTCATATACAATACTTACTCACAATGAAACCGATAGTTTATCTAAACTATTAGAATTTGTCTTTGAACATAAAAAAGAAGATGATGAAATAGTTGTGGTAGATGATTATTCTAAAAAGCCAACAAGAGAGATTCTTTATTTATATTCAGAAAGAGACGATTTTAGGTATTATCAAAGAAAGTTAAAGAAAGATTTTGCAGCCCAACACAATTATGCAAATTCATTATGTAGGGGGGATTATATTTTCAGTTTTGATGCTGATGAAGTACCTCACGAATTTTTGATTGACAATGTACACGAATTACTTGAAAATGAAGTTGAATTGATTTGGGTGCCAAGAGTTAATACTGTGGAAGGTTTGACAGAAAAGCATATACAACAGTGGGGATGGAGAGTTAATGATAAAGGATGGATTAATTATCCAGATTATCAAGCTAGAATTTACAAACACGTTTCTCATATTAAATGGATAAGACCAGTTCATGAATATGTTACAGGTCCTAAATCTTATGCACATTTACCACCACAGGAAGAATTTAGTATATATCATCCAAAGGTTATAGACAAACAAGAATCCCAAAATGAACTTTACACTGAAATAGCAGAGAAAAATAGATAATGAAAAATGTATTGGTTACAGGAGGTACTGGATTTTTAGGGGCAAATTTAACGAAGAGGTTATTGAAATTAGACCAGAGCCCACTTCGAGATGTAGAGACCATTATTATTCCTACTACTAGGATTAGAACCAATACTGCTCTACATTTATTGGGAGTGAAATCAAATAAAATCAATTTTGTTCAAGGTGATATTAGAGATTTTGAATTTCTTAAACTTCTTTTTAATGACTACGAATTCGATACAGTTTTTCATCTTGGAGCTCAGTCAGAAGTTAGAAAATGTCAGAGAGATGCTAAATTGGCATTTGATGTTAATATTAATGGAACTATAAATGTACTTGAAGCTTGTAGACTTTATAGTAATGTAGAAGCAATTGCGGTTAGTAGTTCAGTTACAGCGTATGGTGTAGGAGAGTTACCATACCGTGAAGAAACCCCTTTAAATGGGAAAGCAATATATGAAGTATCTAAATCGTGTGTAGATTTAGTTGCAAGAGCATATGCAAATAATTGTGGAGTTCCAATTGTAGTAACACGTTGCACAAATTTATATGGACCAGGTGATAACAATCTCAGTCGAGTAATACCAAATAATATACGGAAAATTTTGATAGGAAAATCTCCTATGGTTTGGAAAGGAAGTGAAGCAGTAATAAGGGAATTTTTATATGTTGAAGATGCGGCTGATGCTTACTTTTCGTTAATTGAAAATATAAATACAGTAAAAGGAAATGTTTATAATATTGGAAGTGGAGAAAGATTAACAATTGGAGAATTAGTTCAAAAGTTAATAGATAAAATAAATCCGAGTCTTGAAATATCATATCCTGAAAAAGATTTTCCAGAAATAACTCATCAATATTCAGATTGTACTAAAATTAAAAATGATATTAATTGGAATCCAAAAACTATGGTAGATGATGG